ATATTGCAAACTTGGCGCTTGTTCACCCTGGCGCAAACTTTCCGTTGAGACTCGCGGCTGGTCTGCTTTGGGGGTCATTACGTTCGGATTGTTCATGCTGCCTCCTGAATTTGCGGGGGTGGCTCTTGCGGTTTCCCGCCCTGCGCTGGTGGCTGCGCCATTGCCATAGCTTGCTGCTTTTGTTCCATGATCTTCAATTTCTCTTTCAGTAATTGTTTCATGGGTGGCTCAAGCAGGTCAAGCAGTGACTCACGGTCAATAGCTTGGGCATTAAATAAGCTAAATGCCAGTTGACGCAAGTCTTCTGTAAAGATCGGGCTATTGGAATGCGCGTCCACTTTCACCACATAGTCACCAGTAAATTGTGCTGGGATAAATGTGTTGCCTTCAGAATCCAGCAGCTTTGTTGTGTCGTACTTCTGGATGAGCTTCATGTAAAGCGTTGCCACTTTTTCCAGAGCGTCCTCAATAATCAGCGCACGTTTCTTAGCGCGAGAGGAACCTAGTCGAGCCAGGCTAGAAGCATGGGATTGGCTACGAACGCCGGACTCTCCGCGACCAGCTAAGACTGGCGTAATGCCGGAGGCTTCTGCAAACATCACATCGACTTCTCGGATGACTTCAAAAAGATCGTTGGGAATATTAGGTGCAAGTTTTTCGACCTTTGCACTTGGCATATCAGTAGCAAGAAGACCGCCAGCACGATTAAGGGCAAAATTCTTTTCATCCAAAATACCTGTAAAGCCCATCAATGCCGTAGGCGGTGAGACTTGTTTAGACAGTAGGTCAAGAATCTCAGTCATGCGCTTGTTACGCAGAGCTTGCAAGAATACCAATCGCTGAACTTCTGATTGCCCCCAGAAATAATCATACTGAGGATTTGGGCAAAGCTGGATAAGCGGTTGCTCACCCTTCAAGAACATCGACTCGCCTGGGCGGTCATAGATCACAACGTCAGGATCAGCAATGGTTACGCACTGATAGTCTTGGGTTTCGTCGTTCCACACCCAGAGTTCGTGCATCTCTACGGTGTCTTCTGCTACTCGCGCTTTGTAGCGGTTCATACCAGACAAGTCCAAATTTACCGTACCCATTAAGTTCGGGTTTGTCTGCGACATGATGATACGGTCAATACCTTCTGGAATATCTGTAGTCTGTTCGTGGAAGGAAGCCGTTACGCGATCAACAATAGACTGACGTTTTGGGTGCGACCACAAACGCGCATACAGTTCTGACTTCGTAATGTAGTAGCTGTGGACAATCGCTTCTTGTCGATCTGTGTACGGCACATCTTCTCGCAACACGCCAACAGCACCAGGGTCAACCAAGTACGGATGGATGCCATTTTTGACAACCAGCTTAATGAACGTGGTGTTGTAGCAGAGCGACCAGTTCAGAGCGTTTGAAAAAACCTGGTCAGTGTTTGAGTTTAGCCACTCATCATTGAGCTTGTGCGCCATTGAAGGTGCTTTTGTTAATTCAAGCGGAGAAACCGACGCGCCTAAGTCCAGTGAAAATCTTGTTGTCTCCGCAGAGTAGAGAAAGCTACTCAGTTGGTCGATATGCGGATAGATTTTATTGAAGATAGCTGGTGGTTCTTCAGGGGCAGCGCCAAAAAGAAAATAAGAACGCAGGGCAGCGTAATCAGCCTTGCGCTCCTCACGGGATACCAAGCATTTCTCTATAAGGTCGAGATAAAAAGTTTCCCGCTGGAGGGGATTAGTTGGGATTCTCATTATTTTCTCACCTGAAGGTTCTCATGGTCAGGCATATAACTCGCAGTCTTAGGCGTTGTCAAGTTCCCCAAGCTGGATGGTGACACACCTACGCTCTCTCCCGCAACTGATCTAAACGTATTTCCTTTTAGCAAGGTATCCATATTGAATTTACCACCAGCATTTCCCCACATAACTGCATCGCCAGGCCGTGATTCACGAGGCGGCTGCGGCATATCTTTGGGGGCTGGCTTATTGTTGCGGGTATAGAAGCCGGACTGGTTATCACCTTCTCTTGCCGACTTGATATTTGTCATATTGAAGTCCAGCGCAAGCTGATTGATTGTCTTATCGTTGTGTTTTGTCGTGTCTGACTTCAAGCCAACAGGCTGGAGAAACACAACATGGACGTTTTCTGTGCATCCTTCAGGGCAAACCGCCTCAAATGCCTCAAAAAAGCCGTGTTCTGAGCATTTATAATCGTTTAATACCGCCATAATTACCTCCACTTTATTGTCTCATCTAACCGATAATCACTATAATCAAGCCTATTTCTGATGCCAATTTTGAGCTTTATGCCCTCAGAAGTGGCCTGTAAGCCATATCCTCTGGTGGCGTACTGCTTGGGTTCCTTACGAAACTCCAGATATTTCCTTCCGTAATGCACCATGACGCGAATTTTGCCATCTCTCCACAGGCAATACGCCCTAGAAACACGACGCTGGACGATCTCAGTAAGCGTTCTGCTGTCATGGAGGAAGGTTTCATACAAGTGTTGCTTACTAATCCCACACAAGTCTGCAAACAGATTTACTGGAATGCCACGTTTCTTGTCTTGCAAGAACCTTTTGATAATATCTTTGAGTTCTTTTCTTGGAATAACCTCAACCGACTCTCTCGACTCGTCGGATTTCATATCCATAATGTTCAAATAGTCCATAAACGTCACCTTCAAGAGCAATTTGATCGACTTCTTCCTGGGTTAGCAGCCAATCCATCGTGTTTTCTCCGGTTAGCCGCCTGAATCTACTGTGATGCCCGAATATCTTTTTAATATCTATGTCAGCGTGGACAATCGGGGATAAGTGCTCAAAAGAGAACAGCTTTGATTCCTCATCTGGGGCAAAGCGCATTCCAACCTTTTCTAAGTACGGTCTTAGGAAACAACAAAGCTGAATATCCTCATTGTTGAGCATTTGTAGGCCAAACCGCTGCACCGTAATTCCATAATTTGTCATTGCTTCTAAAAACCGTTTGCTGCGTAAGCTAAATCCACCGTTTTGCACAATTCTTACGTCGCCTTTATCCAGATAAAGGTAATTTGTATAAAAATGGTTTTCTTTTGATAGTGCAGCATGGGTTAGGCCACCAATAAAATCGTATTGCAGCCACTCATCCCGCCAGTTCTCAGGGTTTAGCGCCCAGCCATCATGCTGAACGATCAGCGCGTAGTCTGTTTGTATGTACGCATGAAGCTGGTACATCACAAAGTCGCTATAGCCCTCATAAGTCATTGGAGAGTTTAAGAACTGCTGTTCAATATCAACATCCAATGGAACGTCAGTAATCAATAGAGGCTTAGAACCAGGCAGTGCAGCGCAAGTCTTCTTGATTGCTGGTACAGCATCCATGCCTTTACCATTGCCATAGATAGCGACAACGGTAATGTTGTTGTACTTATTGGTTTCCATAAATTCCTATGCGCTTTAGATAATCCGCAACATTGCGGCCTACGGCAATCTGTTCCGGCGTACTGTCATCATGGGTTCGACTAACGCTGCGCGTAATCTTCTGCGCCATCAGTCTAGGCTGCAACTGTTCTGCAAATGCAGCGCAAGCAAGGGCTGCTGCCATGACGCGATCATCTTTGTTGCGACCTGAGGCATGAATAGCACCACCATCACGCACAATGGTTTTCATTTCATCCACTAGGTCAATGGAGTAAATGTCCATCATGCCGCGCTCAAAGTAATCCTTCATGTAGGACAGCATCCGTTCTTTGCTGGAAGCGGTAGTCAGCCAGCCAATAGAGTTAGACAAGCCGCCTAGCGTGTCGTTACGCCGCCAGATGTAGTTACTCATGCTGCCAAGCACGTTCATCAGGTCATGCCCCATAGCGCCGCCAATAGCAGAGGCTTGACGCTTCAGATTCCTAAGTTCGTTAATGACTGCTTGACCAGGGCCATTGACCTCAAGGTTTAACGTTGAGTTCTTGTAAGCGCCAGCAAGGTGGGCAATCACCCACGCAAACTGATAGGTGTTCATCTCAGATGTAGCAAACTCTGCCACTTGTTCCATACCGTCAGCATAGCAACGGAAAACTTGTATGCAGAAGCGATCAGCCCAGTCAGAAGAACCATAAGCAGGATCAGCGCCAATAACGTAATAAGCCGTATCAATCGGTTCCTCCCATATCTTCAGGGTTGCTAGTCGTTCCGTGGACTTCAGCACTTCTGTGTCCTGGAAGTTTGCTCCCATGCTGTAGCGGTAATAGTCGCAATCCACCTTCTTCGCTATCTTCATAACGTCAGTGCATCTGGCGTTAGAAAAGAAGCTGGTTCCCGTCATGATGAAGGCATAGTCTTCAGTGGGCGGGAATTCCTGATACATGAGCGCATCATCTTTGATGCCTTCGTAGAGCTTCCAGCGCCACCATGCGATCTGTCGGCTATTGATCTCTACGTTGTAGAGCTTTTTAATGTCGCGTGTCCATTCCTTTTCTTCCGGCGTAAGTCTGCCATCCCAATAGACTTTGTAAATCTGTGAATCGCCATCCACGGAATAGAACTGATTGCGCCACCAGCCGCAGAAGATAGCTCGTTGGGTTTTGGCTTTACGGGCAGTGACGTACATATCGTGGAACATATTGAAGCCACGGGCGGTGGATTCAAAGATGTACATACGATTTGGGTTGTTCTCCGCAAGGGAGGCCAGCAAGGAGGCTAGACCTTCTTCGTCACCCCAGGATGAAGTTTCTGTTCCGTGTAGGTAGGTAATAGCTTTACCGCGACCAAGACTGCCTTTAGCTCGGAGTCCAGCAACTTGATAAAAGAGGCGGCTTCTGTTCTTGAGCGAAAGCTGGTTTCGATTATGTGCGAGTAGTGGAATCTTGTACTCTTTCGGAAGACCTTCCATATACATGGAGAGGGTGCTTCTGAACATATCTCTGTTTTCTTCTGTGTCTGTGGTGAGCGTTCCTTGCAGACCAGGGTTGAGGAAGTGCCAGTAGAGGTCGAGTGCAAGTGAGATGGTAGTGATGCCAAGTTGCCGCCCTTTCAGAATAACAAAGAAATGCACATCTTCAGCCAGTCCTTGTGCAATCTCATCCATGACATAGGTTTGCGTACCTAGAAGATTGTCCATCTTCCGCAAGCCCTGTTCCTTTGTTTCGATCTTTAGCTGAGAGCAAAACCGGTAGAACTGGTTTAAATTAAATTTCATAGTTTGTGCGCCCTAATCAGGCGGCATTTCTGGCGGTCAGAATGTGAATAGTCTGGGCTAATTTCTGCGCTTGTGCAGTTGAGTTCTTCTTTAGGTTTAGCTTCCCAAATAAGTGCTGCCATGTAGAGGCAGAGTATTGCCACAACGGACACATAGACGTAAATAATAAGTTCTTTCATTTTTTGGCTCCCCGCCGATCTTTCTCGAAAGACTCTAAATTCCAGTTGGCAATCCTTGCTCTGGCTTCGTAGTCACGCGCCACCCTCAGGAGTTCTTTTGCCATGTCTGGGCTAAATGCTTCTTTCCAATATGCAGCCAGTGCTTTCTTTTCTGCCGGAGAAACAGCAGCCATAGCTCTACGCATTTGGTCTTTCAGTATCTTTCTTGATAACAAGAGTTCTTCTTGATACCTGTCTTCAGGCTCTTGCTTCTCCATCAATGACCTTTCGCAAGTGCGACAGCTCTGCCAGGCACTCTGCTAGTAGACCGGCAGACTTGGCGTTGACACGACGGAGTTCCATGACCAGTTCAGCATGGTTCATGCGGCGCACCGCATCCCAGTAGTCATCTTGCTCCATCTGCATATATTCGTCATGTAGCTCCACTATGTTGCTCATATAGGCTCCTATTTGCCATCGTCATCAATCTCGTCCATCAGCTCCTGAATCTTGTCTTGCGCCGTTTGCAGCATCTTTGCTGACTCCGTATGCACCCGCATTAACTCAGAGAAAAGCTGGGCATGGGTCATAGACCAGCACTTCTCCATGTAGTCCTTCTTCGCATTCTCCATCGCTAGCCACGCATCGTGGCCGTTCTGAGGCTTTACGCTGTTCTCCATACCCGCACCCCTTCTCCTTCCTTCCTGGCTATAAACTTCTTCTCCATACGCTTCCCAGCCCTCCAGTTGGCATTCAGCACAACCTGCAACGCCACACCCGCAATAAAGAAACTATCTCCAACCTCCATGTCCTCATGCGGATACCGACGGTTTACCTTCCCCTCCGGTATAGGAATGTTGTTCTCCAACCTAATACCGCTATATTCAGTCATAAGCATACCTACCTCCCTATAATCATAATACTCAGAGGCTATAAGTAAAGCAAGCAAAAAAAAGCCTCCCCGAAGGGAGGCGAACAACCGGCTACAGCGCCAGCGAAGGATTCAATGAAACAAAGCATAAACCAGAAAACTGGTTTTTTCTTTGGGGGGAAAGGCGAATGGGGCGCGCACAATAGGAACTCAAGTCCCACCTTGCATTACCAAACAGACAATTACAAACCTGGCATTCTTTCTGTCAGTCCATTACCCTTTTAAGCTGATGACTTGCATCAATCAGAGCATTGCACACAAGGGATTGAAGGGATTGACCATTGCCCAATGCCGCCAATGATATATGATTTTATGTTAGCAGATTGTAAAGCGCTACTCTCCCTGATTGTGACGTAAGTGTAGTAGTCCCTGTATATATATTATATATATAGATAAAGACTATAGATAACTTATATACGATAAATATATTTATTCATCTATATAGAATATATCGCTTGCAATAATAAGATACTCAACTATAATCATTAACAGCAGCAAACATTCTTTAATTAGATATAAGGATTAGACAATGAAAGACTCAACAATATTCCTGTTACTTGGCGTTATGTTGTTGCTGATAAGCATTTTCGGTATTGCTATCGGTAAACCGCTATTGCTCTGTGCTTTGATGACAATAGCCGGTAATGCATTAATGATTCTGTTTTTAGTGGCCTTGTCGCACGATCAATAAACCGCAATTCATTCATTAGATTGGAGATTAGAAAATGAATATCTATCAAGAAATAACAGACTCAATCATTGCAGAACTAGAAAAAGGTGCTGCACCTTGGGTTAAGCCTTGGAATGCGCCGCAAGGCGCTGACAAGAATGTCATTTCGCAAAAGCCTTATCGCGGCATCAATCGTTTATTGCTTGCAATGGTTGGCGGTATCAAAGGCTATTCCAATCCAGCATGGGGAACCTATAAGCAATGGGAAGACATGGGCGGCAATGTCCGCAAAGGCGAAAAAGCGGCAAAGATCGTTTTCTGGTCTAAGGCTACCGGCAAAGATAGTGCTACCGGCGAAAGCAAAGAATACGCTTTTGCAAAGGCCTATTTTGTCTTCAATGTCGCACAAGTAGAGGGAATCGACATTATTGCTTCCGAAGATAAACAGAATGACAATGCAAAGATAGAGAATTGCGAATCTACTATCAAGGCTACTGAAGCAAAGATCATCCACGGCGGAGATACGGCTTGCTTCATTCCCTCCAGCGACATTATCAGAATGCCGGAAATTGGCACATTTCAATCATCTGAGCATTACTACGCTACAGCTTTCCACGAATTAACTCATTGGACTAGCGACAAGAAACGATGCGACAGAGATATTTCAAAGGGTAGATTCGGCAATCCTGATTATGCTTTCGAGGAATTGGTAGCAGAATTAGGTGCAGCTTTTCTCTGTTCAACGCATGGTATCGCTGGAGATTTACGCCATGCCGGTTACATAGAATCATGGCTTAAAGCATTGAAAAACGATAACAAGGCTATTTTCAAGGCTAGCGGATTAGCACAATCAGCCGCCGATTTTGTTCTTAATTGCAAGGTATCAGAGGATAGCGAATTGCTTGCAGCGTAAGGATTCACCCTTGCCGGTAAGGTTTACCGGCATTCCTACTATTGGAGATTAGACAATGGAAAACAAAATAGACCATGCGCGAATTCTCAATGCGTATCTTATGAGAATGACGGTATCAGATATGCAAGCAATTCAAGAACAGCATCAAAAATGGGTAAATGCTTGTTTTAAAAGTGACAATATAAGCATTTCAGAGCCAATGCAATGCAGAGCAGGATTCTATGCACTTGTTGCAAATGCGGTATGCAATCTTATTCCGCATGATATTAATTACATCAATCAAGTTATCAACGAAGAACTATCGGAGATAACACAATGAAAAGCATTCAATATATTTGCATCTTTGCCGGTATCGTTTTAACCGCTATCGGTACGCTATCCGGCATTTTTGAACCGCTTGAAGCGTTGATTTATGCGGTTTTTTATGTCGCTGCTGCACTGGTTACCACTTGCCAAAAAGATATTATTTAACGGAGATTAGACATGAACACGGAACAAAGATCATACGCAAGAGCGTATGCAAATGGCTCTCTTGACGCATATAACTACGGTATCGAAAATAACCCATATGATGGAGAAACAGAAGCTTTGAATCATCAAGCTTATGCAGAAGGCTATGACTACGGAATTTTCCTATATTGCCAAGACAACCAATCGTAGGAGATTAGACAATGCAAAAATATCAAGTTTTATTGAATGGCGAAAATGTATGGACTATTAACGGCGAAGCATGGTTTTTCGATTCGGAAATAGAAGCAATAAAAGAACTTGAAGAAACTTTCTCCGATATGGATAGTGCCGGCATGGACTATGAGCCTTCCGAATATCGAATAGAAGCCGTTTAAGCCGTTTTTTAATCTAGGGTTATCGGACTATCGGTAACCCTATTTTTTCGGCTTAAAAGCCGTTTTAAGGAGATTAGCATGGGCAAAATCAAATATTTGGGCAATTCTACCTTCCGCCATGATGGTTATCGTGATGGATTAGCGGGAAATATTGCTAGTCCGCCGTCATTGCTAGTGCATTTGATAACAGAATACTTTGAAGGTTATGAAATTGGCATTGCTGACAGACAAGATCAGTTCAGAATCAGCAGGATGGAAACCGAAACCGATTAGAGCCGTTTTAAGCCACGAATGGGCGGTATGGTAGTCTGACTACCTATCGCCTTTTTTTCCGTCCATACGCGCCTGTATGCGCGTTTAAAGACCATAGGAGAGAGCCAATGAGCCAGCCTTCAAAAGTCCGCAGCATCTTCCCGCCCGCGCATCCGGCCTCGCAGCCAAGCGTAAGACCCAAAGAGAAAACCAAAGCGACCAGCATTCTGGATCAGACGTTCGACTACACGCCAGCAGTGGAAACTAATCTCGCCGCTAAGTTCAGAGCAATGGGATTCAAAGCAAAACCTAAGAAACCTAAGTTTGGAAAATAACAACTGATTATTTTTTAAGCATCTATATATGCTTTTATATGGATAAAGATAATCTTAGTCGAGTAGTACTCCGAAGGAGTAGTACTTGTATATCTATATCTTTGCAAGTCTTATGCCATGTAAGTTATGCACAGGCTATTCACAGACTTATCCACAGATAGTCTTAGCCTAATAAATTACCTGAAGGAATAGATATTATTCATTGTTAAAGATTATTGTTTTCAGATAATGTTTCATTGTGCAATTTCGCACAGATCAGACCCTAACCTGGGAGATTAGTATGGCCTACCTTAAAGACATAAAGCTCTGCATCAACTGTGCTTTTTACGGCAATCCGCATGGTCAACGTGACCGCTGTATCAATCCCGAAAGAACAATCGTTAATCCCGTTAATGGCGAGGAAGTCTTCCCGCTTTGCATTTCTGAGCGTACATCTGTTAGCGACAAAGGATGCGGTGATAAAGCCATTTACTTTGTCTTAAACGCTGATGCCGCCGCTGAACGTGAAGTGCGCCGCCAGCAGTTTGAAGAAGCCATGCGCGATGCGCCATTCTGAGGGGAAGACCATGACAGAAGAATTCAATCAATGGTGGAACTCTGAATCATTAACTACTGACAATCTTTATCCGCAAGACAGTCCGGCTTTTTGGGCATGGGAAGGATGGCAAGCAGGAGTGAAGGCAGAGCGTGAGGCTTGCGCCAAAGTCGTAGAGCAAGCAGGGATAGATGGCTATGGCACGATAGCAGCCGCCTTACTGGTAAGGGAAAGAGGTGCGCCATGACTATCACACTAACCCGCGAGGATGCGCATCAGTTACTTGTTGCGTTGCAAGAACTGAACAGACTTAGCATAGGTGAGAATGCAATTTGTTTACCTGCTGAGATTGATGATGCGATGGAAGTGCTTGAAGCCAGACTCTCACAATGCGAACGATGTGGAGAAGTCAACGCGGCTGAGATACATACCTGTACACCACAGGAAACGGTCTTGCTGTCGTATTGGCAAGAGGAAGCGCGGCGTTACGCTAAAAATGCAGAGTATTGGCGTAGCAAGGCGCAGCGCGAATGGCAGGGGCTGACGTATGAGGAAATAAAAGAAATACTGGATTGCGGCAGATCTAATTTAATCAACATTAAAAAAGCAGAGCAAAAGTTAAAGGAAAAAAATTATGACAAGTCCTAATCAAGAAGACTTTGCACCAGAAGTGCGAAATGCAGCTTGGTGGTCAGGCGATAGCCGCATGGCAGTACAAGGCAAAGCTGCTGACGTTATCCTGCAAAAGCAAGGCAAGATGCCGCCGCCTGATCTTTCCAATATTCAAGAGCTTCTGGATATGGGTAAAGTAATGGAGCCGACTATTGCCAGGCTGTTCCAAGACAAGCACCGCATTGAATTGAAGGATGCCGACTATGCACTATCACATCCGACTGAGCCGTGGTTTCGCTCTCACTTTGACTACATCAGTGCAGATGGACGAATACTCGTTGAATGCAAGAATTACAACATGGGCGTTATGTCTAAGTTTGACGAAGAAACAAATGTGGTTCCTGCTGCTGATATGGTACAGCTCATTCACGAAGCGGCGGTACATAACGTGGAGCAGATATACCTTGCAGTCTTGTTCGGTGGACAGAAGTTCCGCACCTTCCACTTTGAGATAACACCAGAGATGAAAGACGATCTGGTGAAGACAATGGCAGAACTATGGGGCTATGTCGCATCAGGAAACCTGCCGGAGCCAGAAACCCTAGACGCTTGCAAGGTGGTCTATCCAACATCAACAGACGCAACTGTGGTTGCCAGCGGTACGGTGGAAAAGGCTGCAACTATCTTGCGTGAGTACAAGGACAAGATAAAGCAGTTGAAGGAAGAAGCAGAGTCTTTAGAAGTGGCAGTAAAGCAGTACATGGGTACAAGGGGATCGTTAATGAGCGTTGATGGCAGAACACTTGCAACTTGGCGCAGTTCTAAGTCAAGCATGAGTTTTAACGAAACGCTTTTCAAACAGGCAATGCCAGACATTTATGAAAAGTTTGTCACGGAAACGCCAGGTTCTCGCCGCTTTTTACTTAAATGAGAGGGGGATAGTAATGGAACTACGCGACCAAATCGCAATAGAAGCACTGAAAATATTTCTGATGAAAACTCAGATTAACAAGGCAGACGTATTAGCGAAGGATGCCTACTTAATTGCAGATGCAATGATCCAACAAAGGGAGATTAGCGATGAACCTAGTACCAGTGAATGATATTAAAACAATGGCAGAAGCTGTTGCCAAGTCCGGTTTGTTTGGCGTTAAGACCGCAGACGAAGCAATGGCGCTGATGCTGATTGCACAAGCAGAAGGCCAGCACCCAGCGATTGCAGCAAGGGATTACCACATCATTCAAGGCAAGCCAGCATTAAAGGCAGACGCAATGCTTGCACGTTTTCAAGCCGCTGGCGGCAAAGTCGAATGGAAGGCATATACAGATGAATGTGTTACAGGCATTTTTAGTCATCCTTCTGGTGGTTCTATTACTGTGGATTGGACTATCCGTCAGGCGCAGGGTATCGGACTCGTTAAGCCAGGGTCAGGATGGATTAAATATCCTAGAGCCATGCTTAGAAGCCGGTGCATTAGCGAAGGTATTCGCGCCGTTTACCCAGGGTGTGTGGTGGGAACCTATTCAGTCGAGGAAGTTCAAGACTTTGACGATAAGCCGACAAAGACTGAATCACCTAAGGTCAAAGACATGGGAGCCGCCGAAGTCGTTGAGGAAATTAAACAGGCAAAGGTAGAAGGTGGCAATTTTTTGCCGCTGTACATACCGGACACGGAGGAGCCATACGGCAAGTCCACGGATTTAGAAGGCTGGGAGATTTCCTTCCACGATCTAGTCCACAAAATAAAGGCAAGCCAGAAACTAAGTGATGAAGCCAAGCGTGACAAGCTCAAACGCTTGAAGGAAGTTAATCACGAAGTTATCGACACATTGGATGCGGCAACCAAGATGCGGGTAATCGCAGCTTCAAATTCGTTGGGGGAAATATGAAACAGCACAAGGAAGAACCAGGCAAAGGCGTTTTGTACATGAATGACAAGCGCAAGGAAGGAACCAAGCAGCCGCATTACAAGGGTGGATTTACTGCCAGTAAAGACATTGCTGCTGGTGAGTGGGTGAAGATGGCAGCATGGAAGTACCCAACCCAAGTAGGCGATTTGATTAGTCTTGCTGAAGATAACTTCCAGCCTGATCCTAATTACCAGAAGCCTAAGGAACTATCTAAGCCTAGAGAATCGAAACCATTTAATGATGATGAAATACCTTTTAATTAGAACGGGTCTATAATGGTTGTACATCACCGCACAGGAGGTACAACATGATTCGTTCAAAAGAATGTTTTAAGTGCAGCACCGTCAAGCCATTGAGTGATTTTTATAAACACAAAATGATGGCTGACGGTCATCTCAATAAGTGCAAGGAATGCACTCAATCAGATGTTGAAAAGCATCGGGCTGAAAACATTGAAAGGATTAGAGCCTATGACCGAGAAAGGGGAAAACTTCCTGAAAGGCAAAAACTTAAACAGGAAGTCAATCGCGCTTGGAGAGCAGAGGACAAACGTAGAACAGCGGCACACAACGCTGTTGCAAGGGCTATCGCAAAAGGTTTGCTTACAAGGGAGCCTTGCGAAAGATGTGGTAGCCAAAAAAGTCTTGCTCATCACGATGACTATGATCGCAAACTTGATGTTATGTGGCTATGTCAACCATGCCATAAGCAACGTCATAAAGAACTAGCAATGGAGTTCTAATGGCAAAACTTAGCCCAACACAAAGAAGCCTGGAGTATCTGCGAGAGCAGGGTTACCACGTTGAGATTGTCGAGAAGTGGAATCATTGGGCAAGGATACGCCAGGACTTGTGGGGCTGGTGCGATCTGCTGGCGCTGAGAAAGAATGAAGTGCTTGCGGTACAAGTTACAGCATCAGCAGTCGCAACCCGCATTAAGAAGATTCAGGACTCTCCGACAGTGCAGTTTGTCAGGGATGCTGGAATCAGGATTGAAGTACACGGATGGCGCAAAAACGCCAAAGATGAATGGGTGATTAGAGTGGAGGATATATCATGAAACGTGATCCTAAGATTCATAAAGATTTAATTATTGCCTGGGCTAATGGCGCTCAAATTCAAAAAAGGGGCGTAATGGATGAATGGATAGATTGCGATCCAGAATGGTGGGCGCAAAGCAAATATCGAATTAAGCCAATCAATAAGCCGGACAAACAAATAATGTTTTGCTTAGAAGCCAATTCAGTCACTGGTTTAAAGTTTAGAGATTCTTCAAGGGAAACTTTTATAGATGGCGCTCAATACATCTATGTGACTTTTGATGGGGAAACAAACAACATAAAAAAAGTGGAGATTGCTAAATGAATGCAGCCCAAATAGATAAGTCAGACCGTCTTCAGAAAGTCGCAAAACTTTTGGGGCGGGGAGGTGAATATACAACTATGGAAATTATCCAGAAAGCAGGGGTGTGTGCAGTCAACAGCATCATCTCTGAGCTAAGACAGAACGGATATGAGATTAGTTGTGAGCGCCGCGCAGACAAATGGTTTTATAGGATGAACAAATGACAAAAATATTTATAGCTACGCCTATGTACGGAGGCCAGTGCTTTGGCTTCTATGCTCAATCGTTGATGCAGCTTAATAATCTGTTCCGCGATAAAGAAATACCCAGCATGATGAGCTTTATGTTTAACGAGAGCCTAATTACTAGGGGCAGGAATGCGCTGGCGCATGGCTTTTTGAAGACAGACTGTACTCATTTGATGTTTATTGACGCAGACATTCGCTTCAATGCCAATGACGTAATCCCAATGATTGAGGCCGACAAGGACATTATCTGTGGCATCTACCCTAAAAAAGAAATCAACTGGGGAAGTGTCAAGAGGGCAATGGATGCTGGCGTTGCTAACGATCAACTCAAGCACCACACCGGCAGCTTTGTGGTGAACCTGGTTGACTATGCTGGTGAGGTAACAGTGCCAGTTAATGAGCCAGTGGAGATATTCAACGGCGGCACAGGCTTCATGCTGATTAAGCGAGAAGTGTTTGAGAAGCTGGCTGCTGCTGTTCCTGAGTACACCAATGACGTTACTGATCTGGCGGGTACGCTTGGCGCAGAGAAAATAAAAGAATACTTTGCGACAAGCATAGAGCCAGGAACGAACCGTCTTTTGTCAGAGGATTATCACTTCTGCAAAATCTGGCGAGACATTGGCGGCAAGGTTTACGCAGCACCGTGGGCGCATCTCTCACACATTGGCAGCTATGTGTTTGAGGGTGCGCTGCTTTCATCACCATAAGGAGGGGCAATGAGTAGAAACCCAGAACTTTATATGCAAGCAAATCCGCTGCTTGACTACTTGAGGAAACTTTCAGGATGCAAGTCGGACGCAGCACTTGGTGCGCTGCTGAACATTTCAAATCCAACACTAAGTAAAATGCGGCATAAGAAAACCACATTGTCACCAACAGTAATTCTAGCTATTCATGAAAAGCTAGATGTTCCAGTAGCAACTATCCGTGAACTTAATGCAAAGGAGGAAGCATGAAATACTTATTCGCACTTTGGCTGGCAGTCGCAGCACCAATGGTTTATGCGGCTTGCACTTACAATACTTATTGCAGCGGAGGTCAGTGCATTTATTGCACTACCTGTTGCTATGGCGGCAACTGCAACACTACCTGCAATTAACGAGAACGTGGTTTCCTTGCTGTCTTTGCAGAACGGACAAAGGCTTCCTTAGTCGGGTAGCCCTTTTCTCCAGGACGCTTAGGCGGCAAGCCCTTCTCACGGCGCTTGTTGATATTGTAGTAAAGACCTGTTTTCATTTCAGCCCCCAAAAGTATAAGTCGTTAGCCGTATAGTCAGCTATAAATTCATATACTTTAAATGCACTGAGATCACATTCCTGGCGCACATCTTCTTCCGTCAGGTTGCGGTAGTAATCTCCGCAGAAAGGAGCGTCATGGGGCGTTGTTCGCCTTGTGCCATGCTCTGCCCTTCCCGTCGTAGCGCAGCTAAAGAATACGAGCTTGCTTGCCATGCGCGTCATGTTTGCAAATGTTTTAGCCCACTCAGGGTTATGCTCAAAACATTCACAGCTTGCAACAACATCAAACGTTCCGTCGTTATAAGTCAGTTCTTCGCCTCTAGCAACCAGGTCAACATCAAGACCTTCACCAATATCCACGCCAATGTAATTGCACTGTTGAAAGAACTGGCGAATAGAGCCGTTGATATTGAGACTGCCTATTTCTAAGACATTCGTTCTCACAAATAACTCTGGGAACTTTTGGCTTAGTTTTGCTACAAAATCTATTTGTTGCGGGTGACTCATCAGCGGCACTTCCAACGTCGCATAGATGCTTTCGCACGTTCAGAGTTCTTAGACTTGCGTACCACGCCAGCCATACGAGCGCAGAAAGACTTGCGTCTAGCGGCTTCACCTTTGCTTGGCTTACTGCTGGTTACTGGTGCGCGAAGGTTGCTGCCTGTTTCACGGTTGTATTTCTCTCTGCCCTTCTCAGTCAGGCCAGCACCGCGAGAGACTGATAGCTTCTCGCCACGACCCACTGCCAGGCTTACACCTTTCTTAGCCATCACTGACCTCTTTGCATCATTTGCAACATCAACTCTTGCCTACGCCTTTCCATAGCGTCGCGCAACATATCTGCTTTTATCTCATTGAAGTATGCGCTACGAGCTTGTGCAGCTTTTTCAGCTTCTTCAATAGATGGAAAGTTTGGGTATCTAAATCCTTTTGCTGCTTGTTCTTGTACGTTTTGGCGAATCACATCAAATTCAGTTTTGGGATCATAAATCTTGCCGCCATAAATGCTGGGAACATTATAGAAACCCTCGCCTGGCAAACCCAAATCCTTTGCTGATTCAGTAATAGAAAGCTCTGTATGAGGATTTTCAAAGTCACCCTCCTCAAACACGATTGGCCTATCCATTTCAATGGGAAAGCCAGCGGGGTCTAAGGTTTCTTTGTTAGGCAATCTTCGCTCCTTCTTGCAGCTTGGCTAATGTTAGGCCACCCGTGTATTGAAAATGCGGAAACTCTTTAAACCGCTTCCAATCACCAGCCCACTCCAAACCGCATTTCTTTCCTATTTGTCCAATAATTTGCCATACAGGGTCTTTGGAATCCCAGACTGGTTTCCCATGACGCAGAGGAACAACATCAAAGGCACAGCGATAATTATGAAAAGACTGACCAGCGCGAGCATTGGTTACGATCTTTCCTGGTTTAGTGCGCCCTTGTGCATATAACGCCTCCTGACTGGCATTGTCGCGGTAAGTGCTAGTCACCAACAAATCTATGCCAGCAGCATAGCAATCCTTAATCATCTTCTCTGCGCGAGACTTAACTGGCGGCAGAAGGTCACTAAGGCTGCGTGAGTTAATCACTTGCGATCAGGGGTCAGAATGCCAATCAAGCCAGCCAAACCCAAGCCAGCAGTCACAATAGCGTCTGCCAGTTGTGGAGCAATAGGCACACCGATAGCAGTCAGAAAGAGGATAGCGCCACGCCAGGTGGACGGTTCTTTTGCTCTTTCTAAAATATATTGTTTCATAGTCCTTCTCCTGGAGTTACATAAATTATTGCTGTTCCACTTGCCACAATTCCTGATACATAACAAGTATTTCCGCTAGTAGCTTGACCTGGAGCAGTGATAGTTGTTGTGGCATTATTGTGCAACACAAAACCGTATGACGGTGTTCCCGCAACAGGAATTGCTACATTATCAGTAGAGCTTGTTCCGACACGAAGAAATACTTCAGCACCAGTACCATTATGAATACGCAACTGATTGCTTGGATTGTCAGCTAATACCACTACTGTGTTTGCGGTAGTGGTTAAGTTAATGCGAGTTGTTTTGCCTTTAGGCTGAAACGGAATGTTATTAGCCATTAATACACCTTTTTGCCATCACCTACTGTGGGGCTGTTCTTACGGTCAGTAGAGCCATCAAAGCACCACTGAGCCTGGAAGCCACCCTTAGGCAGCGTACCTGACTTGTAATAGGGTTCGCCGCCACTGGTTGCGTCAGACGGAATCTGTGAGCGCGTTGCTACGCCTTTCTGTTGATTACTCTCCTGATACTTTTTCATCTTTCATACTCCTATCTCTACGCAAAACCAAAAATGTAAATATGGAAAAGACTGTTAAGGAGACTAATCTTTCCCACTGCGGTTCATACATCGACCAACAGCCTATCGCAAACACCAGCAGTAAAGCTATAACTGTCAGCAGCCTTTCGCTAATGACAGACAATGCCAATCTGACAATTTGAATTGCATCCATGAGTATCCCCTTTGATAATAAATGGTACTCATATCATACTACTCATCATCATCATTGGCAAAGCCCATGCCCCAGTCATCAGAGTCAGCCTTGAGTTTGATTGCTTCCAGCTTGAGCGCACGATCCAAAATCTTCATTTTGTCCGTCAGCGTCCATTCGCTGTTAGTTTTCATTTCAGTAAGCATACTGTTGATGGCATTCTCAAGATCAGCGTTTATCCCCTTATCTTTACGCTTGCTCATCGTTTGCCTCTAGCCGCCTTCTTTGCTTTTCTTGCAACAGAATAGGCAATGGCAACTGCTTGCTTCTGCGGTTTGCCGCGCTTCATCTCTTTACTGATATTGGCGCTCATTGTCTTCTGGCTATAGCCTTGTTTCATTGGCATAAGTTTCTCCTATCGTTTCATCTTACGGTTGCCCTTACGCATTGGCGTAACCTTCAGGCTACGACCTAGCGCCTTCTGTGCGTCCATAGAGCCACGCATTTCGTTCTCACCACCGCGAGCTGTGTCTGATTCCATCTGACGCATCTCTTTTTTGCTTACCATTCTGCCGCCTGGAGCCATCACCATATCTTTCATACCGCCTCCTATTTGCCAAACATACCCCCAAGTTGACCTGCCGCCAGTTGCCGCAACACAAACAGAGATGCTTGTGAGGCTGCGCTTGGTTCCATTACCAGTTGTGCAACTCTTAATCTTTCAGATACTTCTTTTGCCAGCTTTGCGTCTATTAGGCCAGTAGCTTCTAATGCTGGGCGCAGCTTCGTTTCCCACTCGCCACGCATTGTTCTACCACCCGCTAATGTCCTGGGATCTAGCTGGCTAAGTTCCTGGCGAACCGCCTGTTTAAACGCATCAGCAACCGCTGGGTCAGCCAAAATGATAGGCGCAGCACGACGGAGCTTCTCGGTATTGCCCTCTGTAATCAGCTTACGAATCTGAACAATGGGATCACCAGCGCCAATTAGCGGAGTAATCTTTTCTATTGTTGGCTTAATCTTCTTGGCTTCAGCCGCACCCTCTGCGGTCAGTTGCTTGGCTTGCCTACGACCTTCCTTCTCAAGATCGGCGGCTTGCTTTGCAGCTTCAGTCTTAACCCTCTGCGACTCAAGACGAGCAGCTTCAGGCAATGTCTTAATCTCAGTCTTCAATGCCTTAGACAGTTCTCCCGTCTTAGGCACAACACTGCCAGATCTAACCGTTGCGGCATAGTGATCCTGAACTCTTGCTTTCAGGTTCGGCAACAAGCTCAACCACTCATCATTCTTTGTAATGAAGTCTTTTACTTCCGCAGCATTCTTTCCACTCAACTGACGGGCAACATGATTAGATGCCTGTTGCTCAACAAAGCCAGCATCCTTAGTCAGATTGATTAAGTCCTGAACCTTTTTGCGGGTAGAGAAGAACTCTTTTGCCAAGCCAGAAGGATCGTAAGTAAAGTATTCTGGATTGATTAAGTCTTTGGCAATAATCTTTTTGCCGGTAGGTATCTTGAGCGCATTCAGCAATGCCTTGTCTTCGGCATAGTCGCGCAAAAGCATATCGAAAGCGCCATCCTTACCGCCAGCGTACTCAACCTGGGCATTACGGATTAACTTGTACAGCTCTTTAGCTTGTTCTTTACTAATATTTTTGAAGCCCTCCACTTCCTTACCAGCATACACATCACCAAGTTTACGGCGAACTTCGTCAAGCGCCTGGAATGATGGAGTTTTTCCGGCAACCTCTACTACAGTGCCAGATTCATCAACAGCTTCTTTTATCCCGCCTATCGCACCACGAATATTTTTTAAACTAGCAACAAGCGTAGGCTCAACCGTTGCTTGGAATGGGGCATTCTTATAAGCACCCTTGCCTAACTTTTTATCCAGGTAATCGGTAATTGCTTTGTACGCAGGAGTAGAAGCAACACCAACACGCTGCCCTTCTTTGTTTGCTACCAGCGCATCAACTTTTTGTTTTGCTATGCCATAAGCCTGATTTAATGCTTTTTGCTCATCACTTACAACATTGTTAATTCTTGTTTGAATGGCAGAGCCAGTGTCAGCTTCAAATGTTGTTGCGTTACCAACACGCTGAAGTGTTTGCTCTTGCGTAGTTTCGGCAACTTGACCAGCACGCTGTGCCCTAGAGCGCGTTGCTAGCTTACGATTAGCGTCGGCAACAGAAGCATCAATAATCTCTTTCGCACGACGATCACCCTCATTGATAATTCGCTGTGCTAAGTCACGGTTAGTTCGCAATGCCTGATCTGCTCTAGCGGCATACTGCGCCAACACCGAATCTGCTCTTTGCTGGGCATCGCTAATCTCAAAAGCAATACGAGCTTTTGTGTCAGCATCAGCTTGTTGCAACTTAGTCACTACTGTTTCATAAGCAGCAATATCATTAGGGCTGATACGCATACGCTCACTGTTCAACAGTTGGTTGACAGGTACACGATTCCTAAAGTTAGCAAGCTCATTAATGGCTGCGCGAGTGCTTTGTGTTTGTACGCCCCGCTGCTCACCCAACGTTAGGATGGAACGAATAAGCGGTGATCTTGTAATAAACTGCTTGCCAACAGAAACAGCGCCAGGAGCCAGAACTTCACCACCAAACTCTGCCGCTTCACCTCTAGTAACTCTTATTCCAGGAATATCAATAAGGGTTTTTTCTGGTTGCGGCGTAGCGAGCTTTAATCCCTGACCAGTAAGATAACCACCTCCAGACATTAAAGCAGCCGCAGTTCTTCCCCCTCTTGCTATTTGACCACCAGCCAAAAGAAACGGAGACATAGGAGAAGGAATCAATCCAAGACCAGTCATAATCTCTGGAGCCAAAGCGCCCGCCGCACTTGCTGCTGCCGTACCTTTTACATACGGCAAAGCCTTTTGAACAATACCTTCCGGTTCTGGGCGCTGTTCCTCAACAAGCGTTGCCCCATCTGGAAGCGGAGGAAGACTTGAATCTGCTCTAGGCGCAGGAGGCGGCGCTGGCTTATCTTCAATAAGCGTTGCGCCAGAAGGCAGCGGAGGCAGTGTCTCAGCCATTATTTAGCCTCCTTCCCATCATCAGCGTAAACCCATTTGTTATCACGAACAACAATTTCTCTACCTTTAAACATACCTCTTTGAGTTGGAGCAGCAGGAGTTTCAGATGAACCAATAGAATAGTTTTCTCCAGGGGCAAGACTGGTTTGCATACCAGGGCGAAGCCTTCCTTCTAGATTTGGCAATCTATACAATGTTTGATAAATACCAATTTTGTCAGTGACGCGGCGTTCCATACCGCCAATTTTATCAATCATTAAATCTTGAGAATCCCCAGGTTGAGGAACAGTGCCATAACTACGCATAGCCTCACTTTCAGTAACCGCTTTACCAGAAATTGCCAGATAATAGTTGTTACGCATATCCCGCACTTGCGTAAGAAATGAGCGAAGTTTTGATGGCAACTGTTCTTGTGCCAACAGAGAAATAACTTTTGACATTGGCGTTTTTGTTTCTGTTAAAAAAGCCTCTACTCGATAATCTTTAATTTGTTGAACAAGTTCTGGGTCTTTAAGTTTATTTTTTATATCAGCCAAATCAGTTTTTAATTGATTGTCTGCGATGTAACCCTCTTGTATCTTGGCAGAGGGCTTTAAATTAGACTGACCCTGCGCTTCTCTGCGTGCTGCTATCATCTCCCGTTTTATATCTTCCTGAACTCTACGCGCACGCGCTTGCTCTTGGAAGTTGCGCTCATCAACAGCCATCTTGTACTTGGTTTCTTCTTCTTTGTTTTTTAATCCGACAAGCGTTTGCATATCTTTGGCAGTTGCGTTCACATTTTCAAGTGTACGCATGATTCCTTGCTTTTTTGCCATTTGTTCAAGAATAGGCGCATCTGCTTTTGCAAAAGCAATTTCCGCTTTTTGCTCGCCAAGCTCACGATTAGTCTTAAATGTTTCCGCTGCTTCCTGCAATTCAGATTGCAAAATAGTTACTTTGTTTTGCATGAGTTTGATGTTCTTATCAAAAACATCTTTCTCTCTTTTGTATAAATCTACTCTGCCTTTTTGGTAGCCTTCCAACATACCGTTCATTGCGCCCATTGTGTTGTAAGCAGAGATTTTCCCACCACCACCGACAGCCATGCCAATAAGACCAACAAGGCTAAACATCGTAGCAATATCTTGTGCATTGTCTTTAGATGGAATAAAAGCTGCGTTTTTGAGTTGATCTCTTGCTAACTTTAATTCTTGTTGTTGCGGAGCATTTTGGAAAGCGGTTACTTCCTCTTGCCGCAAAAGTGATTTTTGTTCTGCTCTTGCAACATTACGCCGACTCTCAAGTTGTTTTGCTTGCACGTCAGCTTGATCTGCTTGCGTTAATAGATTCTGCTGAACATTGCGCTGCTCTTGCAATGCCGGAGCCATTTGCTCTGCTGTAACAAACTCTGGCTTATAAGAAGTAACAGGCGGCGCAGCTTTAGCTGGCGCAGCTTTAGGTTGCCTATTAAGAAGCCCCGCAGTGATTGGGAGCGAAGGCATCGAAACTTGTAGCGGATCAGCCATTATCTACTCCCACGAACCTGTTGTTGAATTTGATTGCCTTGTTGTACAGCGTTTTCATTATTACCGCCCATACCAGCAAGAATACGCGCCATGTTAGTGTAGTAATTATTCGTCATCTGCGTTGCATAACGATCAGCTTCTAGGCCAGTGCGGATAGCGCCAAGCATGAGGTTGTCACCAATGTTGCTAACCTTCATGCCGTAGTCGTATTGGTTAGCCAATAATTGCTGACGGAAAGCCTCTACTTGAGCTGCAACTTGTTGTGCGCCAACACCGCCGCGAGCTTCAGCGCCCTGTGCCAGTCTTGCTCTCATAGCCTGTAAAGACTGCTGTGCTTGTGGAGTAAGCTGACCGCCCTCTGCTTGAGCCAGCAAAGCAGCGCCACGTTCACGATAAGGGGCTGCAATAGCTTCTTGTTCTGCTCTAGCTTCTTCGCCTTGTTCTGCCAGGTTTCTTGCTGCTAGTGCGCCCTGAATACCAAGACCGCCAGCAAGACCAAGCTGCGCCAATTCAGAACCAGAAAGTCCAGTTATTTCTTTTAAACCCTCAACGCCACGACGTAAAAAATTTCCTTCTCTTTCTGCTCCTACATCCATTCGACGCGCAAAATCTTCTGCGGCTGTTAAAGAGCCGCTATCTTGAAATGCCCCATAAGAAGGAACCGCTTGGCCTCCAGAAAAATAAGTATCAAGTCTTGTTGGTGCAGATGGAGTAAAAGTAGAAAGAGCTTGATTATATGGATCTTCCATAGATCGAACTCTGTTTCCCGTAGCCGCATCATAAGCGCGAGTAAATGGTGACATTTGCATAAGATCTTCTGGCATTTCATTTCCAGTTAATCTTTGATAAACTCCAGGCCGCCTTTGTGGAATAGAAGGGTCTTGTTGAAAATTCTCATAAATTGGAAATTCTCTTTGTGTTTCAACCGCACTTTGATTACTTGACCTTGTGCTTTGTGGAACGTCTCTATAAACACGGAAATCATTTTCCATAACTGGCGTGTTAGCAGCAGAAAAATCAAATTCGCTAGGAGAGCTAGCTTGACGGGATCGTTGTTGCCGTACAACATTTCCAATATCATCTTCATAACTAAAATCTCTAACATAAAACTCAGGCAAACCAGTATCAGGATTTTCTGTGCCAGCGCCACCCATCTTTTGCAGTAGTGCAGCTTCTTTGGGGTTGATGTGGGCAAGAACAGTATCGCCTTTCCTGCCTTGTGATCGCAGAAATTGAGCAAGGGCTGGCATATCAATATCAGCCATCATGTTCGTTTTTAGCAGTCGTGCAATTTGTTTTGCCATTTTATCCACCTACCTCATCTTTTAATTTCAAAGAAGACACGTTCCAAACTCGACGCTGTTTGCCGGTGTCATCAGAACCAAATACGGGTTCACCAGGACTTACTCTTAATGCTTGTGCCAATGCTGCGCTAGACGGAGTGCCTACAGTTTCAGTACCTAGCTGTGTTGTTTGAGATGCTGGAGCCGCTGCATCACGATTAAACAAACTAGAAGCGGCGCTAGCAAATTCTGGATAAATGTACTTATCAAGAATTGCCTCTCCAGTTTCACCTAGTGGAGATGTAAAAAAAGGTTTATCAAGAGTTGCCAAATTAGATGTTCCATACTTAGTAGATGTATTACCCAAATCATAACTAGCTGTTTGTGTTGATGATCTAGGAATTAAATTTCCATCTGCATCAGTCATTGCCGGAATCAATCTTCCTTCAGGAGTTCTCATTGTTGGGACAACATCACCTTCCGCAGTAATCATTGCTCGACCAGCCGCAATATCTCTGCGTGTTGATATTGGTAACAAAGCGTCAGAAGGAGGAATTATTCCCGTACCACCTACCATATCTGGAGAAGCTGCTGGTGTTCCTGCTCTTAAACCTACTCCTGGTGTATCAAAAGTAAGTGATTCTTGAACTGTGTTGGGATCTCCAGCAAAAGGAGCTTTTACACCTGGTTGTTGTTGTTTTGGATTTATATAGTCAAGAACACCAGTTGTTGCTCCAGCAGCAATGCTTCCAACCGCGCCTTCTTTAAGTGCCTCGCCTACGTCAGCGCCATAACCTAGTGCTTGCGCTGTATTTTCAGCGCCTCCAGCAGCAGCATTAGAAACAATATTGGTAACTTCATCTGAGTAACCAGCAGCCTGGGCAGCTTTACCGGCAGCACCGCCAGCTACGTTGCCAAGATATGCGCTACCACCACCAACTACAGCAGCTTTTAGTACATCGTTAGCATCGCCGCCCATTGCGGCTGTTACACCGGCTGCGATAATGCCAGATCCAACAGCAGTGGCTACTGCGCCAACTACCGTCGAGCCAACAATAGCGGAGGCCACCGCGCTACCAATAGCGGCACTTACGCCGCTAACCTGTGCTGCCACCATAAGTAAGGGAGCTGCTGGCATTTAGAACTCCATTGTGTACTTATAGACAGGACGCATTTCAGCGCCTACCATACCCGTAGATTGCTCTATCTTGACGGGCAACCCAGTCATCTCAGCAATCTTCCTAAACCTTACATCTTCGCTGTAAGTTGTGGCTTTTTTTACCCCTATATTTTGCAAGTATTTTGTTAAATCAACAAAGTTTTTAGCAAGACCCATAGGGTTTTCTTCTGAGAATGTGTGAACTTCTACTTCTCCAGGGTTTTTTACCATCACCAAAAACATTGTATTGCCCAAATGGACAAACTTATTGGCTGAATTCTTGAGCATTTCTACCAAAGCCGCCATAGACTTTTGCACCATTTGCTCATCACCAATAGCGCGACGCATTGATCTTTCAATAATCCCTACTGGATCACCTTGTTGCAGCGCAGCATTTAATGTTTCTTGGGGTGGAAGTTCCATTTTTTACAGTCCTAAAGATGAAACAATCTGTTCGTGGATGTACAAATGGCTTGCCAGCCAGTCGTAAAAGTCATCCTCTTTGTTCCAGTCAGCGTCCAAAAGGTTGAATGGATTGTTCAATCCAAGCAGGTTTGCAAACGCCTGATGCTCTACCTGATGCGCTAAAAGCCAGTCATCCAGGTTGTCTGGATCGGCCTCCATAAGCGGAAAAACAGGCACTTGAATGCCTAAATCCATGAAATATTGCTGAAAAAGGCGGTGTTGCATACCGTTTTCAAACAAAAACTCTCCTAGTGAGTCCACATCACCGAACTTCACAATAGAGAGCGTCTCCATGTTAATAGGCCTTCCCTGCCTTTCGTGTTGTCACCGCTTTTTCAATCGCCCAACCAGCTTTAATCCTGTTCCAAACAGCACCTTTAGCCAATCCTAAACTTTTTGACCAATCAGCCGCAGTTTGAGTAGTTCCGTTGTATGTTAAATGCATACAATTTTTTCTATTTGACTGTTGTTGAGAAGGTGTAGCCCAGCGGCAATTACTTTTGCTGTAATTTTTGCTTGAATCAATGCGATCCAATGTCATTCCATCTGGTCGCTCACCCATATCGCTAAGAAAATTGTCATAACTATCCCAATCAGGATCATACGAAATTCCAACAGCACCATATCTGCAATAATTGCCAGAACTAGGGTATTTGCACCTATTTCTCATGTTTTTCCATGAAATATAGGTTGGGTTATGACAATCTTTTCTCATGACTTATCTGCTTTTCCTTCAAGCCGATCAAATATCTTGCTCAACATTCCCTTAATATCGTGAATATCCTCTCGGTAGTCTTCACGATTGACGTACATCATGGGCATTTCTGCAATTCTGTCCTCAATACGAACGATAGAACGCGAAATAGTGTTTAATATCCAGCCAAAAGCAGCACCAGCGGCAGCAAAAAGGATGTTTATTAAGAATTGCGGCTCCACTTTACACTCCGTAGTAAGGTATTTTCTTATTTACACCAGCTACCTGAATAACAATATAGCCCTCAGGAACTAATGGAAGGCTAGAAGTTACAAAAGTAGCATTTGCGCTGGTATTGCTTAGATTTACTTGTGTTGCAACAATAGTTACATTAGATGCCGCAGTCAACCTGCCTTGTGCGTCAACAGTAATGCTGGAAACCGCTGTAGATGAGCCGTAATTACCTGCTGTAACCGCCGTATTAGCAAGGCTAATAGTTCCGCTGCTAGTGATTGTGCCGCCATCTAAGCCAGTTCCAGCAGTAATGCTGGTTACTGTGCCGTTTGTAACCGCAGCAATAGAAGCCGCAGTGATTCTTCCCTGTGCGTCAACGGTAATATTAGCTGGGGCATACGTTCCAGGCGTAACTACTGTATTTGCAAGCGATACAGTCACATTTCCTGTTAGCGCACCGCCGCCAGACAACCCAGTACCGGTAAGAACATTGACCGTATTGGGTACTGCGCCAGGCACGTTGGCTACCGGAACAGAAGTCAAAGCGATAGTTACATTTCCAGTTAATGCGCCGCCTCCTGTTAATAATCCTCCAGCAAGTACATTAACTGTATTAGGAACAGCGCCGATAACATTAGCAACTGGAACGCTTGTAAGAGAAACGGTTACATTGGAATTAAGCTGACCGCCACCAGAAAGCAAGCCGCCAGCCAAAACATAAGTTGTATTTGCTGTCGCACCAACGTCAACAGCGGTAAGAACTACTACGCCAGTTTGTCCATTAACAGACAAAATAGCATCCGTGTTATCTACCTTTTGCCAAACTGTTCCATTAAAAACAGCAAAATCACCAACTTTCCAATCTGTAATCCCATCTAAATTGGTCGTGCCAGGAACAGAAACATAGTAGTAATCTCCTTTGCCGCCAACACCGGAAGCAAGTGTGGGCGTATTTGTCGCAGCATCCCACGTTCCCTTGTAAACAAGAGCGCCAATGTTGTTTATAAAAGAGCTTACTGTTTTTAGCATTTTTAACTCACATGACGGTTACTGACCGTCGCCTGGGGTCACGTAAATAACCGCACTGCTACTTCCTGTTGATGCAGTAAAGTAAGCATTAGGCAAAAAAGACAAAATCTCATCTGTACCAGCCAGCAAAGGAATGGCTTGGCCTGATGATGTAACTACTGCCGCAGCGGAATTTGCTAATGCCGCAGTTGTTCCAACACCTAAAAAAGCGGTTACAGAACCGGCATTCAAGATGCGGTACTGGTTGCCACCAAGGGTAGTAGAAACAGCCTGAACTGCCGTAGGCGCAGTCGTAGCCGCAGTAAATGTAACGGTATTACCAGATGGCGTAAAAGGTGCGCTAACTGCCATTTTCTGCTCCTTCAGTTACCGACGTTTGCTCATTAAATTGTTGCACCAACTTTTGCCACAATGGATGAGCGCCAGATTGAGTTGGCAAATTTCCAATTACTTGTACGATAAATGCAGCTTCATTTTGGTCTAGTTCAAACTTCATTGCTTGCACTCCAAGGTAGCGGTGGCGTTACCACGGGCGGGTTAATCAAATTCTGAATCTGTCGCTCAACATTGGCTTCTGTTTCATCCTTGTCTACGCCGTTATCCCAAATCCAGCCAAGAACCTCATTTTGCGTTAAGTCCTCGTAAGGGGTAAAGCTACCGCCAGCATAAGGAATACCGCAAGTCGCGTACACGCTTGCAGAATAATCGCCGTTAGTACCAGCGCAAGTCCAGTGAACGGTAAAAACTACATCTGCATTACCCTGATCTTGTGGGTAGCAGTCCATTGCGGTTACAGTCCAGTTGTAAGTTGTTGCCATGCTTATGCTCCTTTAAGTGCGGCTACTTTAGCCTTCAGTTCTTCAATCATGGCTTGCTGTTCTTGGATGTACATTAGGCCACCTTCACAATAATACGAGCGCGTCCATCTTCTTCAATTGCGATTACTTTTCCAACTGCAATTTGGTATTGTTCAAAAGTTGGATTGCTGACAGCCTCGCCCTTGATGACACCGTTTTCATTTACAGGAATGATGTACTGACCCGAAGTTGTTCCCAAAACATTTACAGGCACTTGACCAGCAAAGGCGATTCGGTCAACGGCTTGACGTGCGGCTTCAAGAGTTTCTAGGTCTTCAATGCCAACACCCCATGTGTCACCACCGACATAAGAAGGATTAGTTGACTTAACAACAAACGTAACGGCTTCCGCAAATACATTGGTCAACTTGCCTTCGGAGTTGATGCCGCAGATGTCTCCTTTGGCAATCGTAAAGTCTCCGCTTTTCAACATGTACTCAGCATAATCAGCACCGGAAGCGTTTACTGTTCCCGAAGCGTTAATTGAGCGTCCAGTGCCTGTGGTGCTGCGAACACCAAAGACAGTATTGGCAGCGTTAAATCCTGTGCCATCTGCGCCTTCATAAAATCCAGAAAACCTGCCATTAGAATCTGAAAATGCCACCATGCGCGTTCCGGCGGTGGCGGTTGCTGTTTGCACAGTAAGCCGCCCTTGTGATGTCGTAGTCCCCACCAGCAGATTACCGCTGGAGTCGATACGGGCGCGTTCTGTTGCGCCAGAACCACCATTTGTGGCAAATAAAATATTACCACCTTGTGAACTTGTGCTTTGTTGAGTCATAGCCATGTAGGCTTGCACAGTTCCACTACCACCTCCATTACTTTGAAATTGCCAATAGCCAGCAGCATCAGCAATATCTCTTGTATCGTAAGCATAGTAAATAGGGTTTACGCTTTTTTGAATTCGAATTGCATCGCCTGATACATCTAACTTTACTCCCGGCGAACTCGTACCAATTCCCACATTACCGCTGGAGTCGATACGCATACGTTCGGTTATTGAACTTGACCCATCAGCAGTCG